CTACTCCCGGCGGTATGCCAGCACGTCGTGTGAGCATGGGTGACCCAGCATCTACTCAGATTAACAAGAACGGCGAAATTAAGATTCGTGGTACCGGCGCAGCTACTAAAGGTGTAATGGCTCGTGGCCCGATGGCTTAAAGGATAAGTAGTGAACTACGCGGCGTTATCTACAGCGATACAGGACTACACACAGAACTACGAGACTTCTTTCGTAGCTAATATACCCACGTTTGTACAACAGGCGGAAGAGCGTATATATAACACTGTGCTACTACCGGCGCTACGTAGGAACGTTACAGCAACAATTAACGCGGGGTTTAAATACCTATCCTGTCCTGATGATTTTTTGGCAGTGCTTTCGTTATCTGTAACCGACGCAAACGGCAACCAAGAATACCTACTCAACAAAGATGTTAGTTTTATACGTTCGGCGTATCCCAAGGCGACAGATACCGGCATCCCACAGTATTATGCTTTGTTTGGCCCGACTATAGTATCGGGGGCACCTACTAATGAACTTAGTTTTATTATTGCCCCCACACCAGATACAAGCTACACCACTGAGTTACATTATTTCTATTATCCTGAGTCGATTGTAACGGCGGGTACTTCATGGGTTGGGGATAACTACGATCCGGTATTGTTATATGGCTCTTTGGTTGAAGCGTATATCTTCATGAAGGGTGAGCAGGACATGATGACGTATTACGAAACTAAGTTTAAAGAAGCCCTTAGCCAGCTTGTTCGTTTGGGTGCGGGTCTTGAGCAGGGTGATACATATCGTGATACTCAGTATAAAGTGAAAGTGGCTCCGTAATGCCTATCCGACAAGGTCTGACTAATAGCTTTAAAAACGATATGCTACAAGCAGGTCAGAATATTATTACGGGTACCCTTTATATGTCGTTGTACACGGCGTTTTCGTCAATTGGCCCAACCACTACCGTCTACACAACCGACAATGAATTACCTACTGAAAACGGGTACACGGAGGGGGGCAATCCAGTAACAGGCGCGACGATAAACACCGATGTTGATACTGGAACCGTGTATGTTAATTTTGATAACGTATCTTGGCCTGATGCCAGTTTTACTGCCCGTGGGGCTTTGATATACAATCAGACAAGTGGCAATAAGTCCGTGCTAGTGCTGGATTTTGGCGCAGATAAGTCGTTTAATTCGGTTAACAATACGGTAGCTATGCCGGTCAATTCTTCAACAACAGCTTTAATTCGCTTACCATAGAGGTTAAAATGGCAACTGTAACTACAACAAAAGGTGAGATGGACGATTCACTTTTGGAAAAACGCGAAGGCGTTGACGAGAACGATAACGAACGTGCGGAATGGGTTGAGTATTGGTTGGATGGCGAGCTAGTACATCGTTCAGTGCATTTGACGTTGAAAAAATATTCATTAACTGGCGAAGCTATCGCCTCACAATTAGGTTAAAGGAAAGATCATGGCAAATACTCAAGCAATGACCACATCGTTCAAGGTCGATTTATTTAATGCCGTCCATGCATTTAACGCCGCAGGCGTACCTGCGCATACAGCGGCTACTGCGGATGTCTTTAAAGGGGCTTTGTATTATGCGACATCGACAGTTAACGCTGGAACCACTGTGTATAGTTCAACAGGTGAAGTTTCAGGTGGAGGCTATTCAACGACTGGGTCAGTGGTTACGTTTGGTACTGCACCAAGCTCTACGGGCACTACCGCTTTTATTACTCCGTCTGCAAGCATTGTCTACTCGGGTATTACAGCAACTGCGTTTGATGCCGTGTTAATTTACAATGTCACCCAAAGTGGTAAATCAGTTAGTGTTCATACTTTTGGCTCGCAGACAATTACCAGCGGCACTTTGACGCTCGTTATGCCTACCAATGCTGCTGGCACCGCGCTTCTTAACATAGCTTAATTTAACTTTACGGGGCGGCTGCTATGTTTGGTACGTCCGCATTTTCGGCTACCCCGTTTGCTGCGTTATTAGGGGAAGCTACCCCCAATGTAACCGTTAATTTATCTGCCGTAACCGCCACAGGTTCAGTTGGCACTGTAACTTCTTCACAAACCGTATCTCAATCTCTGTCTGGCGTTACTGGTACTGGCTCTGTAGGTGCTGTTACAGCGGTCACCGGGGATCGGTCTTTTAATTTAAGTGCCGTAGATGCCACAGGTTCTGTTGGTAACGTAACTTCCGAACAATCTTCTTCTTTATCTGGCGTTACAGGTACTGGTTCTGTTGGGGATGTAACCACCGAACGCTCTTTTTCTTTATCTGGCGTTACAGGTACTGGTTCTGTTGGGGATGTAACCACCACACAAACCGTATCTCTGTCAAGCGTAACTGCTGCTGGTTCTGTTGGGAACATAGCCCCCGAACAATCTTTTTCTTTTTCTTTATCTGGCGTTACAGGTACTGGGGATGTGGGGGCAATTAGCTCAGTAGATCGGTTACTTGCTTTAATAGGCGTTACGGCTACAGGTAGTGTTGGCTCAATAATAATAAAACCACACTGGGAAAATATTGACGCCGCCGGTGCAGCAAATTGGGTACCTATAGACACAAACTATGGAAATGCTTGGAGTACAATAGACACTAATTCAGACACAACGTGGGAACTTGTAACCACTGAGGACGTATAATGGCATTAATCTTAAGAGACCGAGTTCAAGAAACAGGCACAGCGAACACAACCCTTAGCTTTACGCTTACAGGAGCCGTTGCTGGGTTTCAGTCTTTTTCCGCTATTGGCAATACTAATACTACATACTATGCGGCTACTGATGTTTCTGGTAATTGGGAAGCGGGGCTTGGTACATACTCAACTACTGGCCCAACACTAACACGCACCACGATTCTTTCATCTAGCAACTCTGGGTCTGCTGTTACTTTTTCTGGCACAGTAAACGTATTCTGTACATACCCATCATCACGTGCACTTTATCTTAACGATGGAAGCACGGGCATTAACGTCAGCCAAGCAGCGTTTACAGCCAATGGTATTACTTACGCATCGAGCACAAGTGCTTTAGCTACTAGTTCTGCGCTAACCTTTAACGGTACTAATTTAACGACTACAGGTAGCGCAATTGCAGCTAGATTTGTCCCAACTGGCAATACTAGCGCGGGCGGCACTACTAGCGGTATTTGGGCACCGGATAACCAAACAGTTGCAATTAGCCCGTTTAATACCCCAATGTATAGATTAGCTAATTATGGGATGAGCATAGGAAATGCCACAACCCCAACGGCTGGGCTACATATAGACCTTGCGGGTACTTCAACTAACTGGACACCTTCAGCAACCAATGCGATAGGACTTTATTACGCAGGTGGTACAGCTCCAGGGAGTTTTTACTCCGCTATTACACAAGTTAACTCCGTTTCTTTAAGGAGTACGCTTTTTAGTTATGGCGATGATATAGACAATGTGCCTATCACAACAGCCGTAACCTTGAATATTGAGGGCGCACCCACTGGTGGAACGTATTCCCCTATCACTAACTCATACGCTTTACGAGTAGCGTCTGGTCAATCTTATTTTGGCAATAACATAAAAGTTGGTTCTGACGCTAATCGCGGAACTACTGCGGGCACTAATCAAATTGCTTTATTTAATGGCACTGCTCCTGTTGGGACTTTGACTAACGGCGTTTCTTTGTATTCATCATCTGGCGATCTGAACTTTATGGATTCAGCGGGTGCTGCGTACAAGGTAGGATTTAGAAATGTCCCAGTTAACAGTCAAATTGCTAACTATACAGCTATATTATCTGATTCTGGTAAGTTTATATTTCACCCATCTACAGATGCAAACGCTAGACAATTTACTATCCCTGCAAACTCGTCGGTTGCTTATGACGTAGGTACGGTATTAACTTTTGTAAATATGACTTCACAAGTAGTAACGATTACAATTAATACAGACACCATGTATTTAGCGGGGGCAGGAACAACAGGCAACAGGACACTAGCGCTATATGGCATGGCTACTGCTATTAAAATGACTGCGACCACTTGGTTAATTTCTGGAACTGGTCTAAGTTAATGGCTGGAATTCTTAATTTATTACTAGCGAATTCCCCTCCCATAAACGTAACATATCTTGTGGTTGCAGGCGGTGCTGGTAGCGGAATAGCGGCGCTTGGCGGTGCTGGTGGAGCGGGGGGTTTTTTAACTGGGATTTTAAATGTAGTTAAAGGAGGTAGCTATCCAGTATTTATTGGCAGCGGAGGGGCGGCGGGATCAAACGGAACAGATTCAGTTTTTTCGTCCATAACATCAACTGGCGGCGGGCGAGGCGGCAGAAATCAAAGCTCAAATACTGCCGGAACAGTAGGTGGTTCGGGTGGTGGCGGTGCCGGATCAGGATTTCCAGGCCGCGCTGGCGGCGCTGGTACATCAGGGCAAGGTAGCGCGGGCGGCAATGGTGTAAACTTTGGTAGTAGTTCGGGCGGTGGTTCTGGCGGCGGTGGTGGTAAGGGCGCAGTGGGTTCCAATGGCTCTGGAAATAACGGTGGTAACGGCGGCGTTGGTTTAGCTAACCCAATAACAGGCTCCACTACAGGTCAGAATGTTTCAGGCACTTACTATTTAGCAGGTGGTGGTGGAGGAACAAGTAGAAGCACAATATTGGGCACTGCGGGAGCTGGCGGTAATGGCGGGGGGGGCGCAGGCAGCACAAGCACAAACGGCACAAACGGAACTACTAATACAGGCGGCGGCGGGGGCGGTGGGCAAGGCGCAAGCGGAAGCTCTGGCGGTTCTGGTGTTGTAATTATTAGTTATCCAAATTCTATTTCTGATTTAACTTCTATTGACGTAGGGTTAACATACACAAAAACGACAGTTGGCGGGAACACGATCTATACGTTTACTAATGGAAGTGGAAATATTTCTTGGTGATTAACATGGCGCATTACGCATTTCTGGATGAAAATAATATTGTCACTCAAGTCATGCCTGGCAAAAATGAGGGTGAAGACGGTATTAACTGGGAACAATGGTACGGCGAGTTTCGCGGTCAGATTTGCAAACGCACAAGTTATAATACGTATGGCAATGTTCATTATAAGGGCGGAGTCCCATTTAGAGGAAACTTTGCTGGTATAGGTTACACGTATCGGGAAGATATTGATGCTTTTGTTCCGCCGCAACCGTTTCCTAGTTGGACGTTAGATTCTGATGTCACTTGGCAACCGCCAACACCGATGCCTATTGATAATAATATTTACACTTGGGATGAAAATAACAAAACTTGGGTAATTGTTGAGGAACTATTAAGTTAAGGGAAAAACAAAATTGACCCACTTACAATTCTTGCGGCTGCAAAACTTGCTGCAAACGCAATTAAACAAGGTTGTGAGTTATATCAGACAGCTAAAGCTGATGGTATGGAGCTGGTGGACGCGTTCGGTAAAGCCAAGGATGTGGTTGCTGACATTAGTAGTCATCTGGGACACTTTTTTAAAGCGCATGAGCAGTTGGAAAAGCATGTTCACGAGGAAGAACTAAAGACTAAAAAAGTACGTGACCCGGAATTATCGGTAAACCAAGAGGCTTTTAACCGGGTCATGGCAGTAAAAGAAATGCAGCGGTTAGAAACAGAGTTACGCGAAACCTTAGTGTATTCAGCCCCAAAAGAGCTTGGTGCAATATGGTCATCCTTTGAAGCTATGCGGGACAGGGTAAAAGCAGAACGCGCTGAAGTACAGCGGCAAGAATTACAGAAACAACAGATGGCAGCTTGGCGAAGAGCAAGAATAGTAAAGAAGGTAAAAGAACAAACGACACTAATCTGTGCAGTATTGTTCGTAACAGGGTGGTTTTTATGGCTAATGATAATGCTAAGAATGAGTCTGACGTACCGTGGTCTTTACTCATCGCCGTCATCGCTCTGTGTTTTGTGTTGATTATTGCGCTCCCAGTCATGGGGATCATGTATATGGACATGAATAACGCAACAGTAGCAGCGATGGAAGAAATAAAGAAAATGCGTGAACTACGCGCCAAAATATTATTAGGAGTACAAGAATAATGCTTACAATCTTTTCAACTTTTGTGTCGTTTTTGATGGGCGGTTTGCCTAAGCTGCTTGATTTTTTCCAAGACAAGTCAGATAAATCCCATGAGCTAAAGCTGGCTCAGATGCAGACTGAGCGCGAGCTACAACTAGCCGCCGCAGGATATGTTGCACAGCAACACATTGAAGAAATTAAGTTAGACGAGATTAAGACCCAGACACAATCTGCGGAGAAAGTCTCGCTAATCGACGCACAAAAAGCGGAGATGAATGCAATCTATGCTCACGACACGTCGCTAAATGAAGGCACATCTAAGTGGATGAAAGACCTACGCGCATCTGTGCGCCCTGTGATTACTTATGGGTTCTTCTTTTTGCTAGTGGGTATCGACGCTGTGAGAGCTTACAAGGGGCTAACAACTGGGGTAGATTTTGTTCAGTTAGCTGAACAATTATGGGATGACGAGACTCAGGCTTTGTTTGCCAGCATCATAGCGTTCCACTTTGGCGGCAGAGCGTTTGGCAAATGATTAGCAAAAAAGCATTAAACATGATTAAGCATCACGAGGGAGTAAGGAATAAACCTTACCGATGCCCTGCTCGACTCTGGACAATCGGCGCGGGTCATGTAATCGAAGCGAATCACGCAAAAGTGCCGTTTGAAGACAGGCTAAGTTTGCCTTGCCCAGAGGGCTGGAATCGTGTATTTACAATGGAGGAAGTAGATGCCATACTTGCAAAAGACCTTGATCGTTTTGTTGCGGGAGTTTTGCGTTATTGCCCTAGCGCTATTAATAATCAAAGCTGGCTTGACGCTCTTGTAAGCTTTAGTTTTAACTTAGGATTGGGTACGTTGCAACGCAGCACTCTGCGACAGAAACACAACCGGGGCGACCATGCAGGAACCGCCGAAGAATTTTTAAAGTACTGCAAAGCCGGTGGTAAAGTCTTAAGAGGGCTTGAGAACCGCCGTAAAGACGAACGTGCGCTGTATATAAGTTAAGGAACGATTATGTCTAGTTCATATTCAACAGACTTACGTATCGAGCTTGTCGGCAACGGTGAGCAATCCGGTGTGTGGGGAACAACCACTAATAACAACCTTGGAACACTAATCGAAGACGCGATTTCCGGTCTTGCAAACGTAAGTATTACTAGTGCTAACCAAGCCTTAACCGCTTTCAACGGCGTAGCAGACCAAGCGCGATGCGCGGCGATTAACTTAACCACTACGACAGTGGCACCGTTTAACATCTACGTTCCTCCAGTTACAAAGTTGTACGTAATTATTAATAGCAGCGTGTATGCAGCAACCATTTATGCAAGTTCTGCTATTGGTAATACAACCCCTGCTGGATCAGGTGTCTCCCTTGCCGCTAACTCTTCCTGTTTTGTGCGGTGTGATGGCACTAATATACGGGATGCAATCGACCATATATCGGGTACGCTGTTTGTTGAAGATGCAGTAACGCTTGGAGATGGTTTAAGTGTCGCAAACAATTTGTCGGTTACAGGTTCTGCTGCTTTTGGTGTTTCTCAGACCGCAACAATCACAACGGCAAACCCCGCAGTAATAACAGTAGCTAACGCGCCCCAGAACGGCACTACAGTTTCATTCACCACTACCGGCGAATTACCTGCAAACATTACAGCAGGCGCGCTTTACTATGTAGTGAGCAGAACTGCTACTACTTTTAGAGTTGCTACTTCTGTTGGCGGCGCATCTATTAGTACACTTGATGGAACGCAGTCTGGAACCCACACAGTATCAACAGTTCCCACAGCAGCAACGGCAGCTACTGGATCAAACTCTGCACAACTTGCAACGACAGGTTTTGTAACTAGCGCGATTGCAGCTATTCCGAGTGATAAAGTGTATCAAACTTTAACGGCAGTAGTTGCGGCTACTACGGAAAATATTACTTTGTCTGCTACACAAACAATTGATGGCATAGCCCTCGTTGCTGATGATAGGGTTCTTGTAAAAAACCAAACGTCCGCGCAAAACAATGGTGTGTATGTTGTGGCTGCTGGCGCGTGGTCGCGCTCTACTGATGCTAATACGGCTACCGAAATTGCTGCTGCTCAAGTGCCTGTTCTTAAAGGGACAGACAACGGCGGCAAAACATTTATTACTAATTTTAAATCTACGGACACGCTTGGAACTACTGCGATGTCTTGGAATGCAATTC